CTATCTGCTCATGGCTTCATCGATTGGGTTGACGGCCGACGCTCTAGAGCCGTGCGATGCCATATTCATCGATGGTGATCATAGCGAGGAAGCCGTGCGGCACGAGAGCTGGCTCGCACGTTCATTGGTCCGACCCGGCGGCATTATATGCTGGCACGATTACGGCAATCCAACCGTTGAAGTGACGCAAGTTTTAGATGAGCTCTATTCAGAGGGTTGGCCAATCGCGAGCGTTGAGCATTCTTGGCTCGCATTCATGAGGGTATAGTCATGACCAAGCGCAAGGACATCGATCCAGACGACTATGACGACTATGACGAATTCATGGATGATTGCTTGGGCGAAATGGACGACATAGATGCCTGCCAAATCCTTTGGGATGAAAAAGGTGCCAAAGGCATCATGCGCAAGACGCACAGCGGCGGCTCTGATGGAATGGAATTCGTTCTGAGCGACGAAACACCTGACCGTATGGACGATGTGATTTTGTCCGATGGCTGGGACTTGAAGCATTTCAAGAAAAATCCGATCGCGCTGTTTGCGCATCGTTCTGATTTCCCAATCGGCAAGTGGAGTAATCTGCGGATTGAGGACAAGCAGCTCCGCGGGCACCTTGAGCTCGCGCCAGTTGGCACATCACATCGCATTGACGAAATTATCAGGCTCGTCGATGCCGGTGTGCTCAAGGCTGTTTCGGTTGGCTTCCGGCCGACCGAATATGAAGAGCGTGAAGGGACGGATTGGGGATACACTTACGTCAAGAGCGAATTGGTGGAGTGTAGCCTAGTTACCGTTCCTGCAAATCCCAACGCCTTGGCTGTTGCCAAGTCGTTGAACATTTCTCGCGAGACAATCGACATGATCTTTGCCGGGCAAGGCAATAAAGATCGTGCGCGAAAGCGGCGCGAGTTTAACGGCGGGCAAGCCAAGCAGGTACATATCAGGACAAAGGGACATACCATGTCCACTCTCGGCCAGCGCATCGCGGACCTGCAAACGCAGCTCACCGCCAAGCGTGACACTCTGCAAGACCATCTCGAAAAGGTGGATGATACCAATGTCAGCAATGCTGATCTTGAAGTGACGAACAAGCTCAATGAAGACATTCGTCAGCTTGAGCGCACCCATGACATGCTTGTTGAAAGCGAAAAGAACCTCAAGGGCACCGTTGGGCCGGTGCCTGTCAATCGCTCCGTGGTGACGATTGAAACCAAGGAGACGAAAGGCGGACCGGGAGCACCGGCCGTTATTCTTCACCGCACCAAAGACAGCGTTGACATCATTGATCTGTTCGTCAAGGCAGCGACGCTGGCTTATGCGGCGAAGACATGGGGCCGTTCGTTCGATCAGACGCGCGAGAAAATCGGCACCATGCATCCGGAGTACAACAGCGAGGAAGCGCGGTTCATTCAGGACATCGTGCTTCGTGCTGCTTCGGCTCCGGCGATGACGACCGTGCCCGGATGGGCGCAGGAGCTCGCACACACTACGTATGCGGCTCTGATGCCTCTACTGATGCCGCAAGCGATCCTCACTCGCCTTGCTGCGAAAGGTTTGGCTTTGACGTTCGGTCAGGCCGGCCGCATTGTCATTCCCAATCGTCAGCGGACGCCGAGCCTAGCCGGATCGTTCGTCGGTGAAGGTTTGGCAATCCCTGTTCGGCAGGGTGCGTTCACTTCGCAGACGCTCACTCCGAAGAAAATGGCAGTGATCACGACTTGGACGCGCGAAATGGATGAACACTCCATCCCGGCAATCGAGGGTCTGCTGCGTGAAGCCATCCAGCAGGATACGAGCGTTGCGGTCGATACCGTGTTGATCGACAACAATGCGGCGACGACCATTCGTCCGGCTGGTCTGCTCAACGGCATCACCGTGACAACGGCGACAGCCGGCGGTGGCATTGCAGCGTTCATTGGCGATATGACGGCGTTGATTGGTGCACTGACCGTTGGAACCTATGGCAACATTCGTTCACCGGTTTGGATGGCCAATCCGTCCGACATGCTCCGTGCATCACTGCTCCAAGCGGCCAATACGGGTATCTTCCCGTTCCGCGAGGAAATTGCCAACGGAACGCTCAACGGCATTCCGATCATCGACAGCGCGACCGTGCCGACGAAACAGCTCATGATCGTTGATGCGGCGGACTTCGTGGTTGCCGGTGGCGAGGCGCCGCGGATGGAAATGAGCGATCAGGCCACGTTGCACATGGAAGACACCAATCCGCAGGATTTGGTGATTTCTCCCAGCACCGTTGCCGCGCCGCAGAAATCTTTGTGGCAGACAGACAGTCTCGCGCTTCGCATGGTCATGCCCATGAATTGGGTACAGCGGCGCGCCGGCACGATTGCGTACACCACTTCCGTTACTTGGTAGGTAGCGGCAGGCAATTCAAAGGAGAAAGTTAAATGGCAAGTGCAACGAAGTATGCCGACGATCCGGCAACCGAGAATGCCAAGAAAGCGCTTGAGGCGGAAAAGAAAGTCTCAGACGTGTCAAAGGCGGAATACGCCAAGCGCATGAAGGGCAAGCCAACTCCGACGCAGGAAGAAAACGATTTGGCGATGCTCGGCGCTCACATCCTCACGCATGAGGATGATGGCAGTGAGCCTGATCCGCACGGGCAGACAACGCCGGGCGACAATGGCGGCAAGTCTCCGCAGCCATACGCGGGGACACGTCACGAAGCGACCAAGCCGGCACACGGCAGACACAGTAGCGAGTAAACTATGCGACAGATGATCGCCAATGGTCTGCGTTATCTCTTGAAGCAAACGGAAGGAAGCTTCCGGCCCGGTCCGTACTGGCTACCGATTACTGGTGGCTGGCTTCCTGACGGGGCAGACATCAATTGGTGGCAGGAGGGTTATAATCCCTACTATACATCAACGATGCAATCGGCGATGGTCGAAGCGTGTATCTCTGCATACGCTCAAACCATTGCGATGTGCCCCGGAGCTCATTGGCGAACGAATAGCAAAGGCGGGCGAGACAGAATTAAAAACTCTGCTCTCGCCCGCATCATGCATTATCCAAACGATTATCAGACGATCAGCGATCTTGTGATGAACCTGACGCGGCATCTGTACACATACGGAAATTGCTACGCACTGGCTCTTCGCAATGATCGTTATGAAATTTCCGAGCTGCACATAATGAACCCGGAGACTAGCCGGCCGCAATTGTCGGAGACGGGTGAAATCTTCTATTGGCTGTTCGGCAATGACATCATCTACAAGCGTTTCGGTCCGGAATATCTCGTTGTGCCGATGCGTGACGTGTTGCACATTCGCTTGAATTTGAAGCGGCGTTATCCAATCCCGCTATTCGGTGAAAGTCCGGTTGTCGCGGCCTATGGCGACATCGCGGCTTCGCAGTCCATCGTTTCGCATAACCAAGCGTTCTATATGAACCAAGCGCGGCCTTCTGCCGTGTTGTCAACCGATCTTGTGCTTGACAAGGATCAAGTGCAGCATCTTCGCGACCGATGGAACGAGCAGGTTAAGGGCTGGCAACAGGGCGGTACACCAATTCTCACGGCAGGTTTGAAAGTGCAGCCTTGGGCGCAGGGCGGCAAAGATGCCGAGATGGCGGACATGTTGAAGCTGACCAACGAGCATATTGCGTTGGCCTTCCGTGTCCCGATGCAAATTCTTGGGATCGGCGGGACACCATACAGCTCAACCGAATTGTTGATGCAGAGTTGGATTGCGTCGGGTCTTGGCTTTGCTCTCAATCACATTGAAGAAGCGTTCGGGCTTCTGTTCGGTTTGAAAGGACAGCCGGAAGAATATCTTGAATTTGATACGAGCGCGTTGCTTCGCTCGGCATTCAAGGAGCGGATTGAAGCTCTTAGCCGTGGCGTGATTAGCGGTGTGTACGCGCCGAATGAAGCTCGCAACATTGAAGGGCTAGACAGTGTGCCATTTGGTGACGAGCCGAGAGTGCAGCAACAAGTCGTGCCATTGAGTGCTGCGGGAAAGATGCCAGTTGCACCGGCTGCTCCTCCTGCTCCGCCTGTTGAGCCCGCACCTGAGAAGGCAATTCACTATGACATTCACCGGGAAGTCCGCAACCTCACTGCCCTCGCCGCAAGAGTGCGAAGCGAGCGAATTCGTTCTTGATGCAT